CCGGAACACTACCGTCCGGATTCGTTTTCAACGCTCCCTCCGGAACATTGTCAGTCAGCCCGCCGACGATCTTTCCGTTTTCATCCCATACGGTGAGTGTCTCGTCTTTCGCTGCTGCTGCCAGGACGTTCTTTAAAGTCTTGTATTCCTTACACTCCTCTTTTTTGAACTCTGTTCCTTTGCCTAAATAGTATAACATGATTTCGTCCTCCTATTTCTTTTTCAGATATTTGCTTGAGCAAAATCCCGTGATTCCCTTATATACGACATACAACCATTTCACGCCGGAAACACTCGTATAATATCCGTAACACTGCACCGTCTCTTTAGGCTGCATCTTTTCAAGTTCGGTCTTTCCCGTTCCTGCTCCTGCCCGCAGTGATAAAAAGTCTGATGCTGTGACCTCATATGTTCCGGCGAGACTGCTATCTTTGCTTTGCGCTGCATCCACTTTTACATTGCTTGATGCACTTGTAGTCGTTGCCGTTTCTCCGGACGCCTTTGATCCCTTTGTCAGATTTGTCGCTGTGTGCGCTCCGTCATTCAAGAGAATATCCCCATCAAGCAAATACACATCTGATGTCAGATACTTGCTGTCTGTCAGCACGGTAAAACCTGCGTTCTTAAACGCTGCCCTCATTCCGCTTGTGGTGAGGGATGCACTGACATTTTTGAGCAATGCAATATTCAATAAATATCCGACCGCTTTCACGATTGACGAAACCCCACTTGAGCAGTCTGCCTCGCAAGCGGTCGTAATCTTTGCCGGATTATAGCTTGCTTTCTGCAACTGCGTCCAAAATGTTCCCCTCTGCGACTGGTCATAACCAATCTTGTCATTGTTCGCTGCTGCCTTTGACAGTTCTGCTATTTTTGCCCTGACATTTGCGTCCGGATGCCGGAGAACGCATTTCCACGGTCTGTTATACCAGTTAATAATAGTCCATTCCGTTCCTGTTTGGTCTCCTGCTGCCCCTCCGCTGTATTTATTATTTTCATCATGTCCACAATTTGAAATCATTGAATTTCCTCCTTTTTTCATTGTCAAAATCATCTGCCATATGCCCGTTATTTGAGGTAATCCCTATTCACCGGATTCACCCGCCTCACCGCTCACAAGTTCCTGCATCGCCGGATTGCTCTCAAGCATCGTTTTCATTTTGTCGAGAGCCTCGTCAACCATCATCGAAAACATTTCAAATGTAATGACCCTCGCAAGCCATGTGAACCGTGTCACAAACATGTCATATACATACCGCAGCTTGATTTGACCCGTTCCATCTCCTAACTTTTTTTCCGCCATTGTGACCGCATAAAGCAGCCACTCCCGCACTTTGTTCAACTGTTTATCCGACGGCATTTTGAGGAACACATAAACCGTATAGCCTCCCCCTGCTGCCACCGCTGCCAATGCCACAAGCACAAACCAGTTTTCCGTGATGAAATTCATCCCTGCACCTCCTCATGATGCCCCGGTTCGTCCTCATGCCGTGTTTCTTTATCTGTACCGCTTGACTTTCTTTTCGTGACCGTTTTCACGGACTTAATCAGAGCCATCGCCCCGCCCTCTACCGATAGGAAACGGAATACATTCTCAATCAATGTCGATGGTTCTGAACCTACTCGCACAAACACAATTATCATCGTGACTGTAAAGATAAAAGCTGCAAGAATCATACAGATAACAACACGGTTCATGAACCGACCGGAGACCTTGTTTTTCTGTTTCGCTGCCCGCTCCTCAATCCGGTACATTTTTCTCTGATGCCGGATGCGTCTGCGTCGCTCCTTTTTTGATATAGGTCTCATTATTTTGTTACCTCCATTCGTGGAGTTGATTCTTGCCTGTTTCCCGCCCTCCTGTTATTGGTCGGTTTTCCCGTCCAGTCTCTTGTGATAACTTTTCAATGACTGCTCCACCGCAACCACTCTCTCCCGGAGGTTCTGCACCTCAATGTTGGTCTCCCGGTAATCACGTTTGATGTCCTTGACATCATCGGCGATATTTTCGAGTTTTGTCATCAAAAGTGTGTGTGTTCCTGCCTTTTCCTCTGCCTCGCTCTCTGTGTCCTTGCGGTCATTCCTCATTTTTGAGGACACCGCAGAGAACACGCCGAACCCGACGGAGATAATTGACAGCAACAGTGCAATCTCAATCGTCAACGGCGGTCTCCTTTCCGAACGTCGCCTCGATGTCGTCGGTGTCGCAATATCTCCGTGAATGGTATTCGATGACATCAAGTCCCCTCTCCGCCTCGCCTACCTGCTGCCGGAGGTCAGCTTTCACCGCCTCCTCGATTTTCGACTGTTCTATGATGATTTGTTGTTTGTTCACGATGTCTGACAGAACATTTGTCACCTCACACATCCGTGAAATTATCTCAAGCGCACTCATTCCCCGCTCCCCTCCAGGGCGACAAATTCCTCCCCGGTGATGTGCTGAAACTCGTCCGCTGAAATACTGCCCTTTGCGACACGCTCCGCAACCTGCTCCCGTGTCAGCTTTCCCTTTTCATGCAGCCTTTTCAGACTTTCAACCAATGTCCGCATTAAATCAATCCCTCCTCAATCAACTGCTCCGTGTACTCGTCAATCACCGCATCCCTTTGAAACTGTGTCACGGATGCCACGATTCCGGATGCGTTCTCTGATACAACCTGCTGCATGAGAACCATGCTCTCATACTCCTGTACGGTCAATTCCCGCTCCTCATACTGCCACACACTGACCGTCTCCCCGGAATCCTCCGCCTCTTTCTGCTCCACCTGCCGGATGTCCTTTCGCAGATATACCGTTGTCGGCGACGATTCCCTGTCCACCTCCGCCGGACGCTCCGGCTGTGTTCCCGTTACCGTTTTCCAGTCTTTCACGCTCATTCTCCTTTCGCTGATGTTTTGATACAACTTTCTTGAGTTTCTTCACATTGACGTTCGATTTTATGTACTCCAAATAATAATCATAGGTGTCCGTACGGTCAAACCATCCCATGTATGACAGCATCACCGCTGCATCGTACCATGTGATTTTATCCTTTTCCTTTATCCGAAACGCTTTTGCCCTTGCCCTCTGAATTTCCTCCATGTCTTATGGCAATTATTTTCATTTATGACGCATTTCTCACGATAGTCTGGGATGAACATTTCATCTTGCCCCTCTATTCCTCCCCTTGCTGCTACGCAGCGATAGGCTGTTCTAAGAAAACGGACGCACCGAAGTTCCAGTACGCACCACCCGCACCATTGTACAAGCTCAAGCAATCCGCTCCAACGCGCAGACTGCTGTCACAGCAACCGCCGACAAGGGCGATGCATACCGCAGCGTTATTGAACCACAATCCATCACACTGGTATGTTGAACTGCTGCCACTTGCGACATATGGAATCCTCCCATACCTGCAGGACTTTGATTTGCTGATATATCCTCCGGATGTTCCGGACGTTGTCAACCCGGTATCAATGAACCCGTCTCCAGTCAAATTGTATGGCGGTGTCATCTTCACAAGAATGTGACCGTTCCTGTTTATGATACCGTTGATTCTATCCCATCTATCGCCCCACCATTTTTCAATGTAGAATACTTTCACATCATGCGTTCCGTCATTGTACCCGAAAAACTGTCCTTTGCTTGCAAGGGTTCCGGTCTTTAATTTTCCATAGTCCTGCGACGCATCATCGACATATCCGGAATCCTGCCCCCTGCCGAACGCCGTTTGCAAATTATCTGTCTTTGACATGATTTTCAACATACAATTCAGCAGGTTTCTTTTGCTCCACGAACAAACATTCCCGTTTGCTTTTGCCCGTGTGATTTCCGTTGATGCGTTCGTGCTACACATAAGCGTCTGCCCCGCCAGTGATCGGAGGCGTGTGCCGTCGTATGAACCCCCAAACATCGGATAATAAAGTTTGTCAGCATGTGAGCCGTCCTCCCTCACATACGCATCATCATTGTATGATTCATCATATTTCTCATTTGAGATAATCATATATTCATAATTTCCTATCTCAA